AGTGAGATTGGTAATGTTTCAACTTCTGGGAGTACTCTTACTTCCTTGGCAACAACACTAATTCCTACTTATGGAACTGTTACCCATATTGGTATAAAAGAACCAGACGAAGATAGTGTCAATAGTTCTGCAGCTAACGAAAAACTTGCGACTATTAAAGTGGGTTCTACTATTAAGTACACTTATGGAAGCTCTTTTATGATCTTTGAGGTAACAAGTGTAGACTTTACTTACACGTTCTCAGGTGGTCAAAAACTGTATTGCTTCGGTGTTACTAGAACTGACGGTGGTATGATTACCCCTTCTGCTGGTGATGACAATGATGTGACATTTGAGATTAACTATCAGCTAAAAGGTGCAGTCGGAACAGACGGTGTGCGAGGCGCAGGTCGCTGGAACATTGGCGTATCTGCTGTCAATGCAGGTAGCTTTTCCACTGGCACTACTTATTGGATCACTACAGTAGGCACTACAGACTTTACCTTGATTGGCGCAGCTGATAACAATGTTGGTACAGAGTTTACGGCTACAGGTGCAGGGTCAGGCACTGGTACAGCCACACCCTTACCTACCACAAGTGCTACTGCTGATGCAGAGTTCGTAAGTTCCTTGTCATTTGATCCAGTGGATCGTGACCAAGCATGGTTCTACGCTGGTACTGTTGGAAGCCCTGTTGCTCAGTCTGTATGGATATACAACGAAACCACAGACACTTGGAATGAACAGGAAGAAGTCATTGATGGTGACTTGATTGTTGCTGGTACTATTACTGGAGATAGGTTAGAGGCTGGTACTATTACTGCTGACAGATTAGAGAGTACTCAAATTTCTGCATTAGGATTAACTATCGGTACTCTAGCCTCTGATACAAGTGGAAACGCAAGACTTGTATTTCAGGACGATTTGATACAAGTTATTGATGCTAGTGATACAGTTAGAGTTAAGATTGGGAATTTAGGACCATGAGTTATGGTTTTGAAGTACAAACAAGTGATGGTGTAAAAGATGTGTTTGGCGTTAATAGTGTACGTCTGATACAAATCTACAATGCTACATCAATCACTGGTTCGGCAACCATAAGTGACTTTGACAGCACTAATGGCGAGTTCAACATGGTAAACAACTCGACAAAACGACTACCTGTTGCTTCATGGAACAACACAACAAAAACCGTTTCATGGTTTAAACACCCGCCTCCATCTGGAAGCACTTACCTGCCTGATAGCGCATATTCTACTAACTTCTCTATTCTATTTTGGCACAGGACGTAAAATGACCTATGGTGGTATTGTATATAACTCTAACGGCAACGTAGTGTTCAGTACAGAGGATGAAAGTTTTGAAGTAGTTGGCAAAGGTACAATAACTTGCAGCTATCTTCAGACATCTTCAAGCTCAAGTAGACACTTATTCGATCCAGCGTATACTGGTAGCGGCTCTAATTACAGTCACGGCTATCGGGGTATCAAGCGCAATGGTAATGCAGTTGGTGACTTTGATGATGGCGAGTTAATTTTGCTTGAGGTGAATAATGGTGAGCATGTATTTAAGTGGCAAACATATAACACAAGCTCAGGCGCAAAAGTTCTCGAAGTCTACAAATATGGCTCAGATAACACATCCAGCGCAACTGTAAGATACGTCAAAGTAAGACGTGCAAGCAACTTAACTGCACCAACTGGCTACGGAATGGCCTTCTATAATTCCAGCGGTGATTTAACATGGTCATCACAAGCTAAGATACTTGATAACGTGCTGCCTCTATCCACGACATCCACGACAAATAGATGGTTTTACTTCCAGAGCGAGGAAGTTACTGCGCCCAAGGGGGGTGGTTATTCTAACCAAGGGCCAAAGTTGTATCGTGGAATAAGAGGCAACAGTACGTCATTCACAAAGCTGGCATCTAGGATGGGTTTTTATGGTATTGCTGCATCGGCGTTTAGTGATGTAAGATTGGCGGGAAGTTACGACAGATCAACCGTTGGCTTTAGTGCTAACATAGACTGGGATGAAATATAGGAGCAAACATGGGATATAAACTAGGAACAAGAAGCCTACAGAAGCTATCAGGGGTACATCCTGATATGGTTGCTGTAGTTAAACGTGCAATCGAACTATCAGAACAGGACTTTAGTGTCCTAGAAGGTATTCGTCATATTAACCGTCAACGAGAACTTGTGAAGACTGGTAAGTCTACTACAATGAACTCACGACACCTTACAGGTCATGCTGTAGACTTAGTACCTTATCCTGTGTCTTGGGAATGGGAAGAGTTCTACCCTATTGCAGATGCTATGAAGGCTGCTGCTGAAGAGTTAGAAGTTGACATTGACTGGGGTGGTGACTGGAAGAGCTTCCCTGATGGCCCACACTTTGAACTAAACTGGAAGGCTTATCCAAATGACTAATCCTAATGAATCTTGGCACTTGTCTAAAGGTGTGCCAGTGACATTTATTTTAGCCATCATTATGCAGACCATAGCTCTTATTTGGTTTGTAGCTACTCTACGTAATGACATTGATGTTAACGAGAAAGAAGTCTTGCGACTAGACACTCGTGTTGAAAGTCTAGAGCAAGTTGTACAGATGCAAGCTGTTACTCTTGGTCGTATAGATGAGAATATCAAAAGCATTCGTATGATCTTAGATTCTATGGCACGAGAAAAGTGATATGCCTCTTGTTCATGGTAGGGTTTGGACATTCGTTTATTGACGGATACTACAAATCCTGCCTGTACAAGTGTGAAGATACTACCCGACGATACTACAGGATACATCCCGACTACATATGCCCTAAGAGGATAGAGGATGATTGACCCACTAACAGCATTGTCGGTAGCTAGTGCAGCAGTAGGACAGATGCGTACACTTATAAACGCTGGTCGTGATACTACATCGGCTCTGACTAAGTTTGCTGGTGCTTGGGCAGACATCAATGAAGCTGAACGACAAGCAAAGAATCCACCTTGGTATAAGTCCTTTAGTGGTTCCTTAGAAGAACAAGCTGCACAAGCCTTTGCCTGTAAGAAGAAAGCACAAGCCTTAAAAGCTGAACTAGAGAACATGATTAGGTTTGTTCACGGGCCAACAGGTTTGCAAGAATACAAAGACATCTTACGTGATATGCGTAAGCAGAAAGAAAAGACAGAGTTTCGTAAGGCTAAACTAAAGCAAGCTATCATAGAGTGGACTGTAGGTATTATCGTAGCTCTAATTACTATTGCTGCTCTAGGTTTTGCATTCTGGTTTATTGGTAAGGGACAAGGCAAATGGTAACACCTGAATGGCTAGATAAGTGGCGTATATGGCCTCGTATGATAATTACGCTGTACGGGTATGCATTCTATCAGACCACAACTTGGTTTATGTCGTTAGAAGACCCTAGCAATGCTCAGGCAGGTTTCGTATCTGTTATTGTAGGCGCAGGGGCTGGATTTTATGGGATATATGTAAATGGTAAGAGTACTCCTACTAACACTTCTGCTAAGTAGTTGTGGGTTAACGTCCCTAATTCCTATCGGTGGGGGAACTAACGTAGCTGCTAATACACAGATAGGTAAAGAGAACAACCAAGGTGTTACAACAAGTATTGACACATCTGTCAGGCCAGTGCTACGACCAGAAGGCCCAGTAGAGAATATAAAGCAAGACAACAGTACGACAAATAATACTGAGATAGACCCACTGCTGCTTATACTATTAGTATTGGGGTGGTTAGCCCCATCACCGTCTGAAATGGGAAGAGGCTTACTTAAGCTGTTCAGACGTAAAGACTAGAATATCCATACTCTGCATAAAACTAAACCCCTGAATCCTTAGTTGGACTCAGGGGTCTTTTTGTATCTAAACTATGATAGGATCAATCATTCGTCATACCTAACTTGGTCATGCACATAGCTACACCTTCGTATAACATTTCTATCTCACTCTCTGTCTTAGTCACACGCCAGATTGTGTATGCATTCAGTAGTAGACTGACGATTAGGATACCTTCGATTAAAGTCATTTGCGTTCCTGTTGTTGAATTAGTGCTTCTAGATACCATCGGGCTTTCTTGAGGTCTTCTACCCCATTCTTGTATCGCCATCGGTGTAGATACTTGGCTACATTCCCTCGTAGGTATCCTGTGTATTCGTCGTCGTTAAGAAAGTCCTTGATGTACTCAATACATTCGATACTCCCTTGACCATAGTGTGGTGGTTGATTGACGTTATCAGTCATAAGTTCTCCTTCATAAAGACTTTCACCCACTGTGCGCAGATGTCGGATCGTATAATGTCGTCTACATCAAACTCAATGATTGGTACAGGCAACATATGCTTCTTTGCTAGGTGAATAACTTTAGACAGGCCATCAGCTTCTTTCAGGTCTGACTGTTGTATGTCACCATTAAGTACTATAGTGGTGTCTTCACCCACTCGTGTCAATAGCATCTTAAGCTCATGTGTGGTTATATTTTGTGTTTCATCGACAATTATAAAGGCATTATCGAA